TAAAACGTAGATGTAAATCTGCTGATAAATTTTTATTTACAAAACAATTAAATATTATTAAACGAGATAATTAATTTTTCTACTTTTCTTATATTTTCTACTTTTTTATATTTTCTACTTTTCTTATATTTTCTACTTTTTTATATTTTCTACTTTTCTTATATTTTCTACTTCCTCCAGTAGAGATTGATTCAGAAATTGTTTCTATAATATTTGAAATAGTTCCATATAAAGAAGGGCCATCTCCAGTAAATCCAAGAGATTTATAATAGTTAATTAATTTTTGTTCTTGTTCTGTTTTATATTGTTCTATTTTTTGTTTAACATCCCTATTAAGGTCATCATATCTCTTAATCCAATGTGGATAATCCCTCCTATTCATTACTTCTTCTTCAAAACTAGTGCGCATTTCTTCATTTGATTCAATATATTTATCAATTTCATCTTTATATATTTTATCTATTTTTTTAGGATCTAATTTAGGAACTGGAAAAATAGACACATCTATTAATTGACTATGTTTTTTTTGAATATAAATTAAAGCATCTAACAATAATCTTTTACCATTCCCGCTACCTCTTAAATTTTGATTAGTACCATTACTAGAACTTGAACCAGTACAATAAAAATATTGTACGTATATATTATTGCTTTCTAGGTTAAAATTTAATACTAAAAAACAATTATCTCTATCAAATTGTGCGTGATTATTAGTTTCATTTGTTATAACTAATCCATTTTCAAATTCTGTCATATATTAATTTTATATTAAAATTAATATTAAGTTTATTAATAATATTTAAAAAATATTATTATTTTATAACTTGTAAAAATGGAATGGAAATGGTCGAACAGTATATCTTATAAAAAAAGTAAAAGACCTGATAAAAATAATATAATAGAAGAAGAAAATATTGAAGAACAAGATGAAATTTTTAGTAAAGAGGTTGAAAAATCCGCATACTCTACATCATTAAATCACGATGAAAATACATGGGATATATTAAATCAAGGGTTTTTAAAACAATCTAGTAAGAGAGAAGCTTTAGATAATAAAATTTCTGATAGAGAATTAGTACAACAAAAAGGTTTTAACCCATTTTTAAATGAATCAAATTACGTCCAGGATATATCAAATAGTGATATGTATTTAAAACCGATTAATACTACATTAGATCGTGAAAAAAATACAACTAAAAATGAATAATTTTATTACAAACTTTTAACACACATTGAATACATTAATCGATTTACAAAGTATGCTAAAAAAGAACTAATTATTATGCTAACAGAATTTATACAAATATATATATCTAATTTTTTAGAATGAAATAATAAACTCCACACTAATGTTAATATCATAAAAATAAAAAAACAATAAGTAATTACTGATAAGTAATAAAAATAATTACAATATTTTTTATCTAAAGGAGTAAACAAATCATTAAATGAATACATATATAGTTTTCAAATATATTAATTTAATTATTAATTATATTTTTACAAATATATATTGTTTCTTAAACGACTTAAATAAATTATTCAAAAACTTAATAATGAACGCCTCGTCAAGTTATACAACACAAAATGATTTATTGCTTAATAATTTAATGGATTTTTATAAAGATGAAAAAACCTTAAATCGAATGTTGAAAATTATTACTGGAGAATCCCAAATTTCTCTTAGAATTGTTGATTGGTTTTCTACAAATTATGCCAAAAAATATTATACACTTTTTTCCATTGATGGAGACTCAGAAAATGGCAGACGATTTAAGGTCTATGTTGATTACAAATTAAAGCTAAAAGCTTACAGCAAAAAACGATTCGACCCTTTTTGTCGGTGGGACAGAATAAGTATTCCATATAAAAAAGACACATGTATTGAGACCACAATCGGACAATTGAATTTTTTTAAATGGGCTCTTGAGAATAAAGTCATTGATTATATCGAAGAAAATTATGAAATCATTGAAAAGGATATGAATAATCGTAACAGTACTTCAAAAAGAAAGGAACAAATTATAGATAACTCTAAGACACGCAAAAAACGTGAAGAATTATCTATTTCCGCTACAAAAAGCATCAAGAAAGAAAAGGTTGAGATTGTGGTTCAGTTTCATTAAATATTTGTTTGCTATTAATAACAAAAACAATATAAAGACTAATTATATATAATATTATAATTAAAAATGGAAACTATTACAAATATCGAAACGGTTGAAATTGTTGAAATATTTGAAATTAATAAACTCCGTGATTTTGCGTTTTATGATTGCGGATTATTACATAAAAATATTTATAAATTTTTAGATGAAAAAACCGAATTATTTTTACTTGTAAATGAAGACTTATATCAAAAATATTCTGAAAATGATTTTATAATTTCGCTTGATGATGTATGGCATTTTTTAGAATATAGCCAAAAAGCACGAGCAAAAAATGTGTTAGAAAAACATTTTATATTAAATGTTGATTATAAAATAATTAAATCTCAAAATGAAGATTGTTTAAGTTGTAAAAAATGTAGAGGTGGTCATAATAAAGAAAAAATTGTAATGACTTTAAAAACATATAAATTATTTTGCTTAAAAGGCGATACCCCAATGTCATATAAAATTCAAGATTATTATGTAAAACTAGAACAAATGGTACTTAAAACAATTGATGATGAATATTCTTTATTTAAACAAAATACTCAATTAGAAGGTGAATATACCAAATCATTAGATGATTTAATACCTTTATTAACTAATTCTAAAGTTAATTTAGTAAGTCATTTAAAAAAAAATTATAAAGAAAATTATCATTATATTATTGATAAAGAAGAAAATAAGAATGTTGCTTCTCGTGGTGGGCAAAATAAAATTAATTTTATGCTTACAGAATATACTTATAATTTATTAATAAATTCATATAATTTAAGAAATAAATATCTTGTAGATATTAGTAATAATATTAAATGTATAAATATTGGAATGTGTATAGAAAATCAAACAATCGGATTTATTGAAAATTCTTTTAGTGAAATTTTTAATACAAAACGTCAATTTAAGTTTGATAAATATAAAGTTGATTTATTTTTTCCTGAATATAATTTAGTTATTGAGTGTGATGAAAATAATCATGATGATAGAAATCAAGTTGAAGAAAAAATTAGAGAAGAATTTATTTTATCATTAGGTAATACAATTATAAGATTTAATCCTAATGATAGTAAATTTGATTTATCATTAATTTTACGAGAAATTAATAAAGTATTATTTTCAAAACAAAATACTGAAGTCAAATTAATTTTACTTCCATAAATTAAAACTTATTATTTTAAATATTAAAAAGTTTAATATTTAAAAATATTTTAACACATAAAATAATGGGTAATTCTCAATCAATCCAAAAAATTAATTTTGAAGACGTACAATATGTTTTAAAAAATCCAGAATCGCATTTATTAATAAATACTTTACCTGATACAGAACAAACTTGTTTATTACCAAACACAGTAAGCGCAAGTCAAGAAGAGATAATTATTAATAAGTATTTAAAAAATGGATTAAAAAATATAAGAATTATTATTTATGGTAGAAATTGTAATGATGAAAAAATACATAATAAATGTAGCCAACTTACTTCATTAGGATTTTATAATGTATATATTTATTCTGGAGGTTTATTTGAGTGGTTAATACTTCAAGACATTTATGGAATACAAGAATTTCCAACAACAAAAAAAGAACTTGATTTATTAAAATACAAACCTAATAAAATACTTAATATTTCTCTTTTAGAATACTAATTTTTATTATTTTCTTCTGATACTTTTACCTTTTTTAACCTTTCTATGCCTAGTTTTTTTACCTCCGTGAAGTTCGCTATTATAATTTCCCGCACCTGGTGCTTTTTCACCCATAATATCATCCCAAAAATAATAACCACCACCACCTACGCCTAATATTATACTAGCGCCAACAATAAAATCTAACCATTTAGTCATTATTATATTATTAGTATATAATATTTTTTATTATTTTTCTTCTTTAAATAAATATTCATCAGGTTCATCTTCATCATCTTTGTCATAATACATATTTTTATCTAAATAATCTTTACTTATTGCTAAATTAGATAACGCATCTGCTCTTTTATTATTCTCTCTATAAATATGTTTGAAGTCTATAAAATCAAACTCTTTTTCTAAAATCTTTGCTTCATTATATAAATTAATTAGGTTTGCTGACTTAACCTTATATTCACCTTTCATTTGTTTAATCACAAGCATACTATCTCCTTCAACTATAAGTACTTTAATATTCAAATTAATTGCCTCTAAAAGTCCTATGATTAATCCTGTGTATTCAGCAACATTATTTGTTTCGTTGTTCCCAACAAATTTAATTTTAGAAGAAATTTCTTTGTTAAATTTATAAATAACCGCACCAGCACCAGCTATACCTGGATTTGATTTACTGCATCCATCAAATTGTAATTTATATTCAATTTCAGGAAATAATTTTATGGGTTTTTCATCTGTCATTAGTTTTATTTTTGGTAACATTATAGTACTAAAATTCTTCATTATTTTTATTATTAATAATATTAATATATATTTATCTATAAACAATTTTTTATTTATATATTATTTTTTATTTATATATAAAATATATAGAAAAGTATGTTAAGCGTCTTTTTATTACTTTCATTATTTGTAGGTAATATTTTTGCCGACACTGAATGCCCAGTAGTAACAACAATTGAAGATAGACGTAAAGATAAACATAAATTACGAATCGCACAATATAATGTTGAATGGTTATTTATTGATTATTGTAGTTCTTCAAACTGTCCTGGCAGTGGTTGCCCTTGGAAAAATTCATCTGATGCTGAAACTCATATGTCATATGTTTCAAAAGTTGTTAACACAATACAACCAGATATTATTAACTTTTGTGAGGTTGAAGGATGTGATGAACTTAATATATTAGCAACGAAGTTAGATGGTAGTTATAAATCTTACTTAAAACAAGGCACTGATAGCTCTACAGGTCAAAATGTTGGAATGTTAACAAGAGTTGATCCTATAGTAAGTCTTTATAGAACTGAATTAAGATATGATTATCCAATTTATGGCTCAAAGTGTGGATATACTGGCTCTCCAAGCTCTTCAGGTGTTAGCAAACATTATATTACCGAATTTGTATTTAATAGAATGAATGTTGCCTTAATAACCGCACATTTAATTGCTTATCCTACAGACCCTTCAAGATGCGTCCAGAGAGAAGCTCAAGCTATGGTTTTACAAACTGTTATATTTGGTTATATAAATCGTGATTATGAAATCATTATGATGGGTGATTTTAATGATTTTGATGGAAAAGTATTAGATGTAAATAATAATATTCCTACATCACAAGTTCTTGATATTTTAAAAGGTAATTATGGAGACTATTCAGGAAAATATACGCTTCATAGCATAGCAGAAACAATTATACAAAATGAAAGATTTAGTGATTGGTATGATTCTGACAGTAATTGTAACACTGCTTCTAGTAAAGATTATTCAATGATAGACCATATTTTAGTAACAGATGGAATACAAAATAATATTGTAAATGCATTTATGTATCACGAATATAATGAATATTGTGGAAAATATGATTCAGACCATTATCCTGTTATAATTGATTTAGCTCTATAATAATTAATAATTAATAATTAATAATGTAAGATTAAATATACTCAC